TCCACCCCGGTTTCCCTCGACAATGTTGTCGAGATGTATCAAGGTCGTAAACGCACAATATACAGCAATGCGAAGGTAAAGCTAGAGACAGTAGGACTGACTCGTAAACACGGCTACCTTAACAGCTTCGTTAAGTTAGAGAAGGTAAATCCTGACAAGGCTCCAAGGTGTATTCAACCAAGGAACCCCGTGTATAATATCAAGATGGCCACTTACATAAAGCCACTTGAGCACCGCGTCTACCAAGCCATTGGTAAGCTGTACGGTGACGGTCCAACCGTCATCAAAGGGTACAATACATTTGGCATTGGTAGTATCATTCGAGGTAAATGGAGATCATTCGATCGTCCCGTCGCCATTGGGCTTGACGCTACCAAGTTTGACATGCACGTGAGTGCAGAAGCTCTGGAGTGGGAACACTCAGTCTATAACGGTGTATACCGCTGTAAGACGTTACGCAAGATGCTCAGTTGGCAAGTCAACAACATGGGCTTTGGGTGGTGCAAAGATGGAAACCTACGTTACTCAGTCAAAGGGCGTAGAGCTAGTGGCGATATGAACACAGCCTTGGGCAATTGCCTGATAATGTGCGCTCTAGTGTACGAGTATTCCAGGCACAAAAACATACCTACCAAATTGTGTAACAATGGCGACGATTGTGTCGTTATGATGGAACAGGGTCACGAGGCCAACTTCATGGAGGGGTTGGACAAGTGGTTTCTTGAAATGGGATTTCGAATGGTGGCTGAAAAGCCGGTGTACGAATTGAACAAGATTGAATTCTGTCAAATGCGGCCAATTGAAATGGATGATGGTCGGTGTATGATGGTGCGCAACATTCCAGTTGCGCTCCGGAAAGACACCCTTTGCACCATCGGTGTGGAGAACGCCAAGGCCCTTAAGGGGTGGTGTTCTGCTGTGGGAACAGGAGGAATGGCTCTCTGTGGAGGGGTGCCAATCATGCAAAACCTATACCGAACTCTTCAGAAGATCGGTGGTGGTTATACGAACAAAACGGCCGTTGAGTTAGCAAGGAACTCCGGCATGTACATGTTGTCCAAAGATGTCAAACTGACGTTTGCAGAGCCGAGTGCTGAAATGCGGCTGCAAGTGTTCAAGGCATGGGGAATTCTACCAGACGTGCAAGTAGCGCTGGAAGCCCACTTTGACTCGTACAGTTTCATGCATGGATCGGTCACTCCGGCCGATAGCCACCTAAACCACACACCAATATTCAATGCGCTATCATGGTAAATATTGCGGTCCTAACTGGTCGGCTGGTGAGGAACAACCTTCTGTTGATTCCACCATGCCGCCAGACGACGACTTTGATGCACACTGCAAGGTGCATGACGCGGCTTATGCCAACGGTCTTAACCTCGAAGAGGCAGACTGGAAGTTCGCTGCCGACAACCTTGCTGGTCCTAAACTCAAACAACATGTCGCAGGACTTGTTGTAGGAGGACAAGCTGTGATCAGGTCGCTCGATAGAATATCAAGACTAACCAAACTTACAACTATGAACACTACAAGACTTCGTGGCGCTGCCACCCAAACAAAACGCTCTCAAGCGCCCACTGCCGGCCGCGTCTCACAGATTGATTCTGTTGTGGCGCCTGCCGCCCTCGGGTCCGTCATTCGCGG